ACTCTTGAGATAGTATCTGATCTATATTTCTTTAATATACCTTGTGGCTGAAAAGATACTTCAGGATCATAAGGATTAGGAATAGAGTTCCAAATACCATCACCATCTATATCTGCATGTATATGATATTTTGGTGAAGATTCTTTTGATCTTTCATCATATGTAAATTTTATTCTTCCGTTGTGTATATAGGTATAAAGATTATTTTGATTCATCCAATCATCAGTTAATCCAAGATCTTCTCTTTCTCTATTACTCATACCACGCACTCTCTCAATAATAGTATCTACAGCATCATATTCTATTTCTTCTCTACTCATTCCTAAGTTTTCGAATGTTTGATAAATTGGGTATTTAACTATATTAGCCATTATTCTGGTCCATATCCTTTATCTCCTAATGTTGTAAGACTTAACTTAATAGCATTTTTTATATGTTTATTAATATTGTATCTATTTACTTCTTCAGGTCTTATGTAAGTATTATTTAAATATAATCTAAACAAAGGCATTATTTCTTTTTTAACTAAATCTATATCTTGTTGTTTTAAATCTTTACTATTGACTTTTAACCATCTTAATGGAAACCAATCTACTAAAGGTTCTACCATAAATTGATCTGTAGTTATTCCAATTTCAGCATTACTATGAACTCCAATATATCTTTCTTGTTCTTCTCCTATAGCATCTAGAATAATTGTATCTATATCAATATCTTGTGTTTCAAACATATCATCTATTTTTATATCTATTTCATCTCTTACACTTGAGTCTTTATTGATTTTAGAAAAGAAATATTCATAAGCAGTTTTTTCAGTTACTCCACTGTTAGGCATCCTTTTGATTTGTTCGTATAGATCCATAAGAGGTAATACCATTTCTTGATCTAATCCTTGTATAGCAAAACCAGCTCTACTTGTTAGATAATTAACAGTATAAGCAATTTCTGCTAGTTGCATCCTATCTGCTTCTGTTTCATAATTTAAACCATTAGCAGAATTTATAAATTCGTTTATCTCGTTAGGCACTACACCATTTCTACTAGCAAATGCAGTTATCTTAATTAAATCATTACTTGCAGTATCATTAGAAATATCATAACTAAAATCAATACTGCTTAAACTTCTTTTTGAAGGCATACCTTCTTCTGCAACATAATCATCATTAATTAACTCAATAACTTTATAATCAATCATCATTTGTTTTACATCTTCTATCTTAACATCACTATATCCAAAATCGTCTGTTATTAATCTATATGCAGCTCCTATATCTGTTTCTAGATTTAATGTTTTTTTATCACCAAATGATTCAATAACTTTGCTAATATTGTATTGTTTTGTTAATTCTCCTTTTTGGTCTACATCAAATCCCATTTGATCTGACATTAAATTTAACTGTTGTAAGCTATTAGGTAACATATAATTTTGCATATTACCCATAAATTGTTGATAGTTGTCGTCTATATTAACTTGTTGTTGATTTTCTATTTTCTTCTGTAGTTTTTCTTGTTGCCCAACAAAACTTTCAATAAACGTATTTGCATTTTCAGCAATACCTGATCTTTCTTCTGTAGTAGAATTAGTTAAAACAGCAAATGTATTTTGATTAGCAGAAGTAGGATCTTTTACATACTTATTTAAAAAATCAGTTTTAATTAACTTTACAGCTTGTTCTAAGTTTGTATCTCCAGTTCCATAAGGAATATTTCCCCCAACATAATCTATTTGATCTTGTGCAACAGCAGCTGATAATAATCCTTTAATAGTAGATTCTACTCTAGCACCTTCAAATGCTAGTTTGTATGCTCTCATTTTTTCATCAGGTGAAGGCAATCCACTTCTATATTGAGGATCTAATGAATTGTATATATTAGTATAAGAATTAATATTTTCTCCTAGTTCTGGTACTAAACTAGTAGCCCAAAAGTCATCAAATTCTTCTGAACTCATGTTTAATATTTTCTTTAAGTTATCATCTATAAAAACAGCATTATCTGCATCATTCTTTTTTAAGGTATCTATTTGATAGTTAGAATACCATTTGTTATAAATAACATCTCCTTCTTGTGCTGCTTTTAAACTAGCAAATTCTTTTGACCAATTTTTAAATCTTTTAGGAGCTTTTGATACAAGTCCATCTATATAAGATTGGGTAGCATTAGCAAATCCCTCAGGATCTAAATTAAACTTTTTTGCATAATCATTAATAGCTTTAATAGTATTAATCTTAAAATCAGATTTGTAATTTTCTTCTTCTAAGACAATCATTCTTTGAGAATAAACGTCTATACTTTTTCCAATAGCTTCAGCAGCCATTGAAACAGGATCGCCACCATAAGCATCTACTACTCCCATTCTTGATTGAATAGAAGATACTGTAGTTACTTTTTCTCTATTACCTTTAGTTAAAGCCATTATCCGTAATATTTAGCTGTTCCATAACCAGTTGTTAAACCAGCTATAACGCTTGTATATCCTCCAAAAGTTAGTTCTTGTTGTTTTAATCTATTTTCAAAAGCCATTTGGGTATATTTAGTTTGCACAGATTTCCCCATTAATCTAATAGTTTCTATATCTTTAGCAGCTTCATTCTCTGCTTGTTTGTTAATATTTAAAAAACTTCTAGAATCATCATAATAACCAGCAATAGATGCAAACGCTTTGTTATTAGCTATTGTATCTTGTAATGCTCTTGTTCTGCTATTTTCTTCTTCAATAGCAGCTAACTTAGCCATTTCAGCTTCTTGTTGTAATCTAAAGTTTTCTCTTGCTAAAGCTGCTTGTTGTGCCCTAATACTTGATACTGTACCTACAGCACCAACAACAGCACTAAGCATAATGGCTTGTGATGCACTCATGCGAATTGTATCTCCATAGCTAGTCCTAATACCTTTAAGGGTAAAGGATCGTTTTGTGAAATAGTTATAGTAGGTGATTTACTATAACCTAAAAAAGTAAACTCTTTTTTATCTGTTACAGATTGTAAGTCAGTATTGATATTAAAGTTCACTTGTTGTATAACTAACTCCTTTGAGGATCTATCTGATCCTTTCATAGTTATATCTAATCCACCAGATATATCAACAATGGCTTTGTTTATTCTTCTAGGCTCTCCTGTTAATGGTCCAGTGTCAATTTCTTTATCTATAGGCATAGTTTCTAATATAGGTGTAAAATTAAATCCTACTCTTACTCCTGTAGGAAAAGGTGCATTTGTTAATGTAATTCTATCATTAGCATCTATTGTAAATAAACCTAAAGAACCATTACCATATACTGCATTTACTTCTGTAGTAGGTTCATATACTGCATTAACAGTATGTACAAAACCATTAACAATAGTAATTACAGCATTATCTGCTGGTGAACTAGTTAAATTTTGATCTAGTGTCAGGCTATATCCTGATCCTGTTTGAGTAACAGCTGTAATGGTATATTCTGTAGTATCTCCAGCAATAGTAAAAGATTCTTGTATTTGTGGATCTGAGCTAAAACCATCTACATCTAGTGTGTTTCCTGTCTGACTACCCCCATTTACTAGTGGTGTGCCTTTTTGGTATACAGTAGTTGTTGTAGAACAATCTACAGTAATAGCATCTGTATCAGCAAACTTTTCTAATAAGTAAACTGTTCCTGAAGGTAATATTCTTTTTGTTGTTACAAATAAATTTTCATTAGCAGCTGTAATAGAATAAAACTCATCTCCTGATTTAGTTTCCCATAGAGTCCAACCAGCTACTTTTTCATCTCTAATACTATGAAATACAGCTATCTTACCACCTTCTGTAGATCCATTATTTAAGAAGAAAGCAAATTGTTCAGCTCTTTGATTATTTCCTGTAATCATAGAATGTTGTTTAGGACTATCTATTAATTGAGATGATAGCACAGATACTGAAGTAGATTTATATGCTTGTTCAACATCTGAAAATACATATTCTCTAATTGTTTTACCATTCTTTTGACTAAATAATGTAGCTCCGTCAAATGGTACAGGAGCAGATCTATTACAACCATAAGGTGTTTGTCTAAGAAATGTGATATTACTAGGAGTAATTGCTTGAGTATCAGAAGGTGTAGGAACAAAGTATTCACCACCATCTGTAAAGATCTGTAAGTTACGAGAAGAAAATAAGTGTCTTACTTCATTAACTCTATCAGAAGCAATAGCAACATTAATGGCTTCATCAGCTAATCCTGTTCCTAAATCAAAGTTAAAATATTCAGCTATTCTAGAAGCAACAATAGCAGAAGGTTTATCTCTTACTCCACCAAACCATAATCTATTATCATGAAATGAAACAGCCTGAGGATATCCTCTAACTGTCGATATTAGTTCTTCTTCCCAGTTAGCGTGTGGTCCAGTACCAGATATACCAGCTTCAATAATAGTTCCTTCTAATTCAGTAGTAGAGTTATATGCTGTAATCTTAATTTGTTTATCATCTACTTTTAAATAATGACCAACATAATCAGAAGTCCATATTGCTGAAGATGCTGTAATAGTTCTTCCTGTTCCAGTAGCATCAGTAGATAAAGTAACTGTTACTGTGGAATCTGCATATTTATAGAAAGGAGCATGAGTCTTGTATGCACCAGATACCACTACATCTTCATCTAATTCAAAAGCAAATTCTGTAACTGTAAATGTTGTAGCACTAGTTCTTTTAATTTGTAATGTAGGATTGTTTCTATGAGTAACAAAAACAGTATCTCCAAATTGTGCTAAGTTTATTTCAAATATCTGAGCTGAAGTCCAGTTTACATTTGTTGTAATATTAGTTTGGATAGCCACACCATCTGAATCATAAACATCTAGTCTACCATTAGATAATGCAAAGATAGCTATCTCATCATTAGAAAATATAAAAGGAGCTAATCTAGCAGCTGCTGGAAGTGTTGCTTTATACTCAGTTGCTGGTCTACGCATAACTCCACCTTCATCTAATAAGAACCAATTACGACATTGTTTAGCACCTTCAAAGTATGCTTTGGCGTCTGTTCTAGCGTTTAGTAAAGGATTGAGTTCACCAGCTGAAAAGTTAGTAAATACTTGTCTGACTTTTCTGGGCATTAAGATACAACAAGTCCACTACGACTGCTCCTTCTTTCAGTAATAAACCTATCAGTTGAAAGTCTTTTAGTTGTAGTTTCTTGTGCATCTGTATTTTTAGCTATTAGAATTTGTCTTTCACCTAATTGGTCATACTCTCTAATAATTGCTGCATCTCTTGCCAATGCTCCACCAAAAGCACTGGCTAATTTATAAACTAATGCATGTCTAAAGTATGGTGGAAACTTTGATTCGTCTTGTCTAAATAAGTAATCCATTATTACTGTACTAGATGATCCATATCCATTGAGATATATTTTATCTTCATATCTAGAGTATTGTAATAATGCATCATTACAAGTAACTGCTAATACTTGCAGTACCTGAGGACTAGTTGGCATTTGATAAGCATATTCAAATCTGCCTGTAGGAGCTGCTGTTAGTAAAGATAACTGTTGTTGCCCAGTTGCAAATCTCCATCTAGCTCTTGTTAAAGTAGCTTCTACTATTTCTTCATAGATATTATTAACTGTAAGAGCTTCTGTATTATCATCTGTAAATGATGAAATAGGATTAGCTCCTATCATTACTAAAGCTCTACTTGCAATATCTACTTTGGTAACAGCCATTATTGAGCTTGTCTATATCCTTTTGGAATCATAACATTATCTGCATAAGGTATTTGTATTGATAAGTTTTTACCATTAATAGCAGTAATTTTATATTTCTGTGATAGATAACCGACTGTAGCTATAAACTGTTTTCTTTGTGCTCTTGGATCATCAGAAGTAACAATAGAATCTAAGATTGCTAATTGCATTTTTACATCAGCTATCTCTTTATCTGAAAGATACTTACCAGTAATAACATTGTTTTTACTAGGATCTTGTAACTTTGTAGAATATCTACCATCAGGTAATCTTCCTGATTCAAACTGTGATTCTTTTGGAGCAGAAGATTTTAACATTGATGATGCTAGACCAGCAGTTGCTGCTAATCCTAATGCTGCACCAGCAGTTCCACCTATTGCTGCACCTCTAAGTTTTTTATCTTTAGCTACTGTAGCACCTACTCCAGCTCCTAAGATACCACCCATAGTTGTTGGTGCAGCTGCCATACCTAAAGCACCACCTACTGTACCACCTACTGCAATCTTAGCAGCATCAGTTACTCTTTTTGCTGTAGCTCTACCTTCAGGACCCATTTTTCTACGGGCTTTAACACTAGCTTTTCTAGCTGCTTCTTTTACTTTAGTTCCAGCTTTACCAGCTACTTCTTTTGTTTTTTCTACAGCTGGTTTAGCTTTTTCTGTAACTTTTTGTACTGTTGGTTTAACTTTAGTAGCTGCTTCACGAGCTTTATTTTTTAATGCACTAGTTTTTTCAGTAGTTACATTAACTGCTTTTTTTAAACCTTCTTTTAATTTTTTTTTCTTTAATAAACCTTTAGCAGCTTTTGCTGCTCCACTAATTGCTGCTCCAATAGCCATAATATCTCCTTTAATAAGAAGGGGGGATTAACCCCCCTCTTGTTTTATTCTCCTTATGCAAGAGCTACTGTTGTTACAGTAGTTGCTCCAGTTTCAGAAGTTACTGTTATTACGTCCATTTCGTGAGTACCACCTACACCGATTGAACAAAGGATAACATCTCCTTTGCTTAATTCTTTGTAAGCAGAGTTGAAATAGCCAGAAGCTACAACGGTTGCTTTAGCATCACCATCAGTATAAAACCATAGTGAGTTTCCAGCACCCATGCCTGCAATCTTTTTGATTGGATTATCAGTTGCGTATGCCATTATTTACTCCTTACTCTGCACATTTCTGCACTCTAATACCATTGGTGTCGATTAGGATTGAACCCATTGATAAGTAAGATGTCATTAAGTGAGCTACTTTCTCAGGAATGTAGTTTACTTCAGTTCTTACTTCAGATCCAACGCCTAAGCCCATTGATGATTTGTGCCATGCG